TAACTCTGCTACTGATGAACCAAATCAAAGAATTTGTTTTTATGATACTGATACAAGTGCTGGTGCAACTCCTGGACCTGATTTAGATGGTGATGTTAGAGCACATTTCACTGCTATTAATGTCATTCAGATGGATGATCCAGACACAATAGAAGAAGATGTTATTGTTGATAGTAAGAAATTAGTTCAGTCAATAAATCCCGAACCAATCATTAAAGATGTTGTTATTGGTCAGGTCTATGATGTAGAAATTGCAAACGCAGGACAAGGATTGATGGGTAATACTCCTGCTCCTCTTGCTGCTTTAAAGTCACAAGGTGGTATACTGATGGCAGAGGATCTTCCTAATGTAGCAGCAGGAGAACAAGGTGGCATTACTCATGATGATTTGGTATGTAGTGTGTCTCATGGTAGGTTTTATGATATTCAAGGTAATAAATGTAAATATATAATTGATCCTCCAGATACAGGAACGACAGTAAGGTATGGAATAACATATGATGGTCCTCCACTATCAACTTATGGATCATATGAGGGTTTCGGACCACTTATTACTCCGACATGGACAACTGATGAAGAATATATTAAAACTCATAATGGTACAACTTGGGTTATGAAATTTAATGGTGTGGATTTTCCTGTAACAGGTGATTATGATGTAAAAACAATAGCAGATGATTCGGTAATTGTTAAAATTGATGGTGAGGAAATCATTAACGATCCAGTAGGTGGAAGGGGTGTGAAGAGTAAAAAGTTTAAGGCGAATAAAGGGAAAAGAAATTTAGAATTGGTTTTATTTAATATGGATTTTGGAAAGTCATATTATGGTGGCAATCCTGTAGTTGCTGGTGTATCAATTACTAGAAAAGTTGATGCTTATGCAGGAACACCTGATGCTAGTAAGTCTTGGATGGAGAATCCAATATCTATTTCTGCAGAATTAGTTCCTCCACCTTGTCCTAGAAAGGTTATTGGTACTGGTGTTGTTACTGAGGTTATTATTGAGGATCCTGGTAATTCATATCCTCCTCCACCACCTCCAGGAGATGGTTATCCTGCTATTGTAACTCTAAATGACATTGATGTCGTTGATCCTGGTATTAACTATGATTGTTCTAAGGATAAAGTAGTGATTGAACCTGCTAATGGAGCAGAAGCTGTTTTAGAATGTGATAATTTTGGTAGAATTAAGAATGTTACTGTAACTAATCCTGGACAATTTACTGCATGGCCTCAACTTTATATTGATAGTCCTACAGGAGTTGCTGCATCACTTAGACCAAAGTTTAAAATTACTCGTGAACTTCCTCCTGCAGTTATGATTGATGAGGGTCTTGATCCTGATAAATTAATACAAGTAACTGATCTTGTTGGAATCAAACAGACAGGATACTATGACGGTAAACCTTACTATGGTGCTGTCTTCTATAAAGATGGTGTCAGATATGCTGGATACTATGAAACCACTGGTGTTCTAGTTCAGATATATGATACTATGCAAGAAAGCATCGATGGTATGGTTACTACACCTCCATCTGCAATTCAGAGACAGGGTACTGATATTGCAAGTGATGATCCTAATCTTGACATCCCTAATACTCCCGACAATCTTATTTAAATATGGATAGGTTATCTAGCACCGCTAAAAAGAATTATACTGAGGTAGGACTTGGTAATGATCTAGGTCACATTAAATTTGGCCACATCAACCAGAAAGGTGATGTTACAATGGGTGTTTGTGTTGGTGTGGGTCGTGAAGGTTCTGATGATTCTCGTCACCAACTTAGTTTTGAACTTGATGGTAAGAGGAAAGGTTTTACTACTCTCACTACACCTACTCAGTTTAGAGTAGAGTGTGGTCGGAATTGTAAAGAAGAAGAGAACGCATTAAATATAACAGCACAGAATGGTGACATTTCTATTGCTGCATTGAATGGTAAAATTAGATTATCTGCTACTTGTATTGAAATAAATGCAACAGGTGAAGGTTCTTCTAAAGGATTAGTTAAAGTAGATGCAACAGAATCTGTTAAAGTAAGTACAAAAAAATTACTTGTAAATACTAGTACGATTTATAAGTTAGTATCCACAGGTACTGGTGAGATAGTTGCCAATACAGCATTAAAGATGTATGCTTCTATAGTAAAAGGAGTTACTGATGCTGTGAAGATTAAAGATTCTAAGAATTTGCATCAACAATACCAGAGGGATAACATGTATCATGGACCTAATTCAGCATTTAGTGCTCAAGCACAAGAAGTGCATGATCAACCATAATTAAGGAGGAATAAACAATGACAATGAATTTTGACGATGTTCAAGTCGGTGGTCAACTTATGATAGGCACAGGAGCTCCTCCTGCTGTTGGTCAAGGATACCGAAGAATAAATGGGTCTCTTTATGCAGAAGGTCCAGTTCTTTTTGGTGATCAATCAACTTATGGTCGTCCCTCACGGGATAGTGCTACTTTATTGTTAGCTCCTATGACTAATACTGATAAGCATTGTCCTCATCCTACAGATAGTCTTGGGGTATCTGGTAGATTGCCTGTGGTATTAGAAGCAAAGGGTGGATGTTTGATTGATGGTGATTTGTATGTTACGGGATCAGTTGATTGTTTGTCTACAGGTAGATTAGAAGCAAGACATGCAGTAGCAGATAGTCTTCCAAAGAAATTTGACATACCTCATCCTTCTGAAAAGGGAATGCGTCTTGCTCATGCATGTATTGAGGGTGCAGAAGTTGCTATCTATCATAGGGGAAGGTTGAGAAATGAGAAGGAGATTTTCTTACCTTCTTATTGGAAAGATTTAGTACATGTTGATAGTATTACAGTACAACTTCAACCCATCGGTGCTCATCAGGATATTATTATAAAGAGATGGGATGATGAGAAGATTTATCTTCAAGCAAAGGGTGGAATGCCTATTGATTGTTTCTACCATGTTTATGCTGAAAGAAAGGACATTAATCCTCTAACAGTAGAATATAAAGGTGAAACATGGGAAGATTATCCTGATCCTACAGCAACTGATCCTAAATATGCTGGTCAAAATACTATAACTCGTTGACAATTATTTGGATGGGTGGTATACTGGATGAGTATGATGAGTGCTTGGATGGACGAAGAATATCTAATGAAGTGTGTTGTAGACCCACTTAAGAAAACTTTTTATCTCTATTCTAATGAAGGAGATACAAAGGAAGTTGTCTGTGATAACACTGATCAGTTTATGAATGTACTTGAATTGGTACGCTCTACTTGTCCTGAAGGTAGGTTAGTTTACACAGATCCTATTGCTCAGGGGAAAACCGACGTTTGATTTCAAAAAAGTCGGAAAAAAACCCCGCCAATTTTTTCCTCATGTAAGGTTCAGCAAGGATTTGTTTGATGATAAATAATCCATAACGGCTATACGTGTTAATAAGATGGGTCTCTCCAGATTAGATAATTTCTTGAAATCAGTAAGAGGAACGATCCTCTATGTTAACCCTAATGACCTTGATGCTACAGACAGTATTGAGAATCAGGGTAATTCGTTAACCCGTCCTTTCAAGACTATTCAAAGGGCATTAATAGAATCTTCAAGATTTTCATACCAGAAAGGACTAGATAATGATAGATTTGGTAAAACTACGATATTACTTTATCCTGGAGAGCATGTAGTAGATAATAGACCTGGATATATTCCTGATGGGGCAAATAATTATAGACTCAGAAGTGGTGCAACAACTAATGATTTACCTCCATATGACTTAAATTCAAATTTTGACCTAACTTCACCTAATAACGAACTTTACAAGTTAAACAGTGTATATGGTGGTGTTATAGTTCCTCGTGGTACATCTATAGTTGGTCTTGATTTAAGAAAAACCAAGATTAGACCAAAATATGTTCCAAACCCAGAAAACGCAGAAATTGAAAAATCAGCACTTTTCCGTATAACAGGTGATTGCTATTTTTGGCAATTTTCCATGTTTGATGCAAATCCTAATGGAAAGTGCTATATTGATTATACGATAAACGAGTTTGTTCCTAATTTTTCTCACCACAAACTTACTTGCTTTGAATATGCAGATGGTGTCAATAATGTAGATATTAATGATGATTTCTTAACTTACTCTACAGATCGTACTGATTTGCAGATGTATTATGAGAAGATTAGTATTGTATATGGTCAATCTTCAGGTCGTGCAATTGAACCTGATTATCCAAGTAATAATCTTGATATTCAACCAAAAATTGACGAATATCGTATTGTTGGTTCTACTGGTTTATCAGTTGGAATTACAAGTATTAGATCAGGTGATGGAATAACTCCAACTTCAAGTATTACTGTTACAACTTCAGATGCGGTTCCTGGATTAGATGTAGATACACCTTTCCGTGTTTCTGGACTTGCTGCTTCTGGTTATAATGGTCAGTTTGTAGTTTCAGAGAGACCAACTACAACAACTGTAGTTTATCAAGTACAAAATCCTCCAACAGTAGCACTTCCTTCTCCAGCAGGTTCTACTTTAGCATTAAGTTCTGATACTGTTACCTCATCTTCACCATATATCTTTAACTGCTCATTAAGGTCAGTTTATGGTATGTGTGGATGTCTTGCTGATGGTAGTAAGGCAACTGGATTTAAGTCTATGGTTATTGCCCAGTTTACGGGTATTGGACTACAGAAGGATGATAATGCATTTGTTCTTTATAACACGACAACTGGTGTATATGATGATAATTCTGCTGCAAGTAAACCATTAAGTACTGACTCTAAAGCAGTATATAAACCTTCTTATAGAAACTATCACCTTAAGGTAAATAACGATGCTGTTGTACAGGCAGTTTCTGTGTTTGCTATCGGTTATGCAGAGCATTTTGTAACTGAGAGTGGTGGTGATATTTCACTTACAAACTCCAATTCAAACTTTGGTGCTAAAGCACTTTGTTCTACTGGATTTAAAAAGGATGCATTCAAACAGGACGACAAAGGATATATTACTCATATTGTTCCACCAAAACAGGTTCCATTAACTGAAACTTCTATTGAGTTTGAGTTAGTTGATGTAGCTAAAACGGGAAATATTACTGGTATAGGTTCTACCGCAAATCTTTATTTGTATGGGAAGACGAACCAAGATGCTCCTCCTGAAAATGTTTTAGAAGGATATAGATTTGGTACAAGAACTAATGAGAGTTTAAAAGTATTAGTTGCTAAGGATGGTTCTGTTACTGAGTATAGTTCAAGAATTGTAATGCCAGGTTCTCAGTCAAGTTCTGAGAAAAACTTTACTGTTAAGCAAGGTCCAACAGGAATTAATAGTATTGGTGCAAGAAGTGATGGTGGGAATCCTGATGTTATTACTTTAACTGCTGCACATGATTTCCTTGAGGGAGAATCAATTCGTATTATTAGTGATAATGGTAGACTTCCTGATGGTTTAGAGTCAAATGAAGTTTATTATGCTATTACTTCTGGATTAACTGCTAATACTAATATTAAGGTTGCTGAGACATTTGATGGTGCATTGAAAGGTAATGCACTTTCTATTAATGATAAAGGTGGATTATTAAAGGTTGTAAGTAGAGTATCGGATAAGAACTCTGGAGATATTGGACATCCAATTCAATGGGATATTACAAATTCACAATGGTATGTTAAGGCTGCGGAGGATCTTGCGGAGAATAAAATATATTCTGCTATAGTAAGTCTTGGAACTACAGATTTAGGTGCTGCAACTCCTAGAACTTATATTCAGAGAAAGAGTGATAATAGAAATTCAACTGATACCATATATCGTGCAAGATATGTAATTCCTAAAGATGGTGGTATAGCAAGACCTCCTAGTGATGGATATATTCTTCAAGAGAGTAATACCTCTATTGGTTCTACCGATGGTGAGATTCAAACTTACTTTGGAACTGGATCTATTACTAATGAGAGTGAACAAAGAAACTTTAGATTTATTGCTGATGCAACATGGGATGGTTCAAATGTTAATGTAGTTACTGAACTTCCACATAATCTTTCAGTTGGATCTAGAGTACAGTTATCTAATGTTAAGAGTAGTACAAATACTACTGCTGCTGTGAATGTTGGATATAACAGAGAATTTGCGGTTACTGGTATTACAGGAACTAAAAACTTTACTGTTGGTTTAACAACTAATCCAGGAACATTTACTAACGATACATCTTCTAGAACCACTGCTTTACCATACTTTAAGAGAAAGACTTTCAAAGATACTTACTTTGTTTATAGAGCAGAGGAAGCAAAGAAATATGTTTCAGGTGAACAGGATGGTATTTACTACTTAACTTTATTAAATGCATCAAACTCAACTCCTGTTAGTCCATTTACTGAAGAGAAATTTGCTCAACCTGTAAGTGATCTTTATCCACAAACAAATAGGGATAATCCAAATTCAGACCCAGACCCAACAGTTTCATTTGCTACTCCTGATTTAGTTGGTGATGTTGTAGTTGATGAAGTTCAGAATAGTGTAACCAGAGAAACTTTAAACAAGTTTAATTCTGATACAGATATTGGTGTTAATATTTCTAATATTACTTCTCAGACTGGAACTGCTCATACTATTCATACTGATATTGATCATGGATTAAACCGTATTACCAAAGTCAGTATTAATAATGCTGGTGCAGGTTATGGTTCTGGAAGTGCTGGAGATATTTACAATGCATCTTTAGTTGCTATAGGTGCTTCTGTTACTGGTCATAATGCAACTGCCAAGATTACCGTTGATGGTAATGGTGTTATCACTGCTGTTAAGATAATGGATGGTGGTAGTGCTTATGGTATAGGTAATACTCTTGCAATAACTGGAGTTACAACTTTTGCACCATATACCCAAGCAGTTGTTGAGGTTGATAGTATCTATGATAATGTTGGAGATACTGTTAGAGTTATTGGTGTAGGTTCTGAATCCTATGTTGGATATAATCAACTTCATAGAATTACTGGTGTTGAGATTGGTGCTGCTAAGACAGTAACAGTTGAGTCTGCATCTACGATAACAGGATTCTCTACTGATGTTGGTTCGACTTTATGTGATGGTTCTTACTTCTATTCAACAGGTGAATCAATTAGAATCAATACTTTAGTTTATAATAAGGATGTTGGTATTGCTACTGTTACAACAACTAATCGTCATGGATTAAGAGTTGATAATAAGGTTGCATTTACTGGAGCAAATGAAGCACTTTATAATGGAAGCTTTGTAGTTAATGAGAATATTAATCTCAATTCATTCTCAGTTAAGGTTGGAGTAGGAACACTTGCACCGACTGCAACAGGAACTTTATATGCTTATCGTGAAGGTTATGCTTCTAATGATGGTGTTATTACTATTGATAATGAAAACTTAAACGGTAGAATGGTTCCAACTTATGCTGGAATTACTACTACATTGGCAGGTGATATGGCAACACCAAATATAGATGAAGTAAATCTTACTAATCTATCTAAGTTGGATGTTAATATTGGTGATTACTTGATGGTGGATGATGAACTTGTAAGAGTTAAGACAACAACTACTGGTAGCAATCCACTTTATGTTTTCCGTGGTGTACTAGGAACTAAGAGAACAAGTCATACAGTCAATAGTGTAGTTAGAAAAGTTTCTGCAAATCCAGTTGAACTTAGAAGGCACTCAATTATTCGTGCTTCTGGTCATACTTTTGAATATGTTGGGTTTGGTCCAGGTAACTATTCAACTGCATTCCCAGATAAGCAAGATAGATCTGTTTCATTTACTGAAGAACTATTAGCACAATCAACTAGAAAAGAAGGT